GGGAGCTACTCCGATGCCTCCGGCGGCGTCCACGGCTTCCTGAAGGATGGGGCGACCTTCACTCCAATCGATGTCCCAGGCGCGAGCTACACCCTAGCTAACGGGATCAACAACGCCGGCCAGATCGTGGGATTCTACTCTAACCCTCCTGCCCCTGGTGAGGGCTCACACGAAAGCTTCTTGAAGGACGGGGCGACCTTCACCACGATCAATGTCCCCAGCGCGGCCAACACCGACGCCTTCGGGATCAACGATGCCGGCCGGATCGTGGGGGGCTACTCCGTCGGTCTTAGCGTACAGGGCTTCCTGAAGGACGGGGCGACCTTCACCACGATCGCTCCCTTCGGCTCGACCTTCACCTTTGCCCTCGGGATCAACAACGCCGGCCAGATCGTGGGATTCTACTCCGACAGTACCACCGGCATCGAGCATGGCTATCTGAAAAACGGGGCGACTCTCACCACGATCGATGTCCCCTTCGCCGGCGCGACCAACACCGCTGCTCACGGGATCAACGATGCCGGCCAGATCGTGGGGAGCTACTCCGATGCCTCCGGCGGCGTCCACGGCTTCCTGAAGGATGGGGCGACCTTCACTCCAATCGATGTCCCCGGCGCGAGCAACACCGCTGCTTACGGGATCAATGACGCCGGCCAGATCGTGGGGTTCTACGAGGTCGGCCCCAGCATACACAGCTTCCTGGCCACCCCCATCACCGCCGCCCCTGAGCCCATCACCGCCGTCCCTAAGCCCGACACCCTGGTGATGGGCGGCACCGCCGTCCCTGAGCCCGACACCCTGGTGATGGGCGGCACCGCCGCCCTGCTCGGGCTGGGCTATTGGGGGCGACGTCGCAAGCGTGCCGTCGCCTGAGCCTGCCGATCGATCCGCCTTCCCGCCGCGATCCACCGGGCCATCCCTTGGTGGGATGCGGCAGTTTACTTTTCACGACAGTTAGGATCTACACTATCTGACATCGCAGGGTTCTGATGAGGGCGGCCCGTCGTGGTCGTGAGATTCCGGGACCCTGAGAAGCAATGGACCAGGAGAACGGAACAAGCGTTACACGACCAGTCCTCCCGGGGCTGGTGGAAGGGCGGTCACGGAGGAGGGGTCGACCTACACCACGCTCGATGTCCCCTTCGCCGGCGCGTCCAATACCACGGCTCTCGGGATCAACGATATGGGCCAGGTCGTGGGGTTCTATGACAATGCCCCTGGCTCTCACGGCTTCCTCGCTACCCCCCGTTGTCCCCGAGCCCGCTTCCGTGGTGACGGGCGCGACTTCCGTTCTGGTCGGCCTGGGTTCCTGGTGCGTCGCCGCGACGCGGGCCGTCGCCAATCCCCGCCGGGAACGGCAGAGCCTGTAGGAGTCTCACCGCCAAAGGCGGTGGATTCCATCAGATTGAGCGGGCCGTCGTCTTCCTAGGCGGGATGACCGAGGAAACTCATCTCTGGGGACTCCGTCGCCATCTCGTCGTCCCCCCGGCTATATAATGAGGCGATCGGTCCTGAAGTCCGAGGCCGTGCGGGGACGATCGCTTTCGCCCCTCCCTGGGGGCACCGGGATCGGTGGGGACAGGGCCGGCGTCCCGAGAGGGGATCGGGCGACAGGACGGGACCGACGATCTCCACCACGAACCCGACAGGGGCCCCCGGCCGCGCGATTCTGGGCGTGTCAGCCGCACACATCTGCTGCCCGGTCGACGCACCATCGAGCGCGTCCTGCAGCGCAACGGCTTGACCGCGCCGCGGGTCCACCTCGCCCCGCTGCTGCCGCCTCAGGAATACCCCGGCCCGCAGGCCCGGGCCTCCAACCAGCTCCACGAAGTGGATCTCGTGGGGCCGATCTACCTCAAGGGGCAGAGTCACCCCGCGGGCACCCAACCCGCCGGATCCCGACGGCGAGGTCAACACCAAGGACCGGGGCGAGCCCGACGCGCCAGGGTCCATGGGATGAGCCGCTATCACTCCGGCGACGCCTACGTTACCATGGCCGACGGCTCGGCCAGGGTCCCCAAGGCGAGCATTGCCGTCCCGGTCAGCGACCGCCCCCACTGAAGTGGGGCGGCTTGAAGACTCGGGTCTTTGAGCCCGTGCTGACCAGGCTCAGGACCGCAAGGTCCTACGTTGGGTAGGTCACGACACCGGAGGATGCGTTGCCAGTCTTCTCGCCCTGTCGTCCGGCATTAAAAGTCCGAGGGTCAAGGGCAGTGTGCCGGACACGACAAGCCTACTCAACATTGCCGAGGCGAACTTTTCCCCCGCAAGGGGCGGCGCTCCCTCATAGGAGCCGATTCAATGCATGTGTTTGTTCTCGATCGAGACCGGAAGCCACTCACCCCCTGCCGGATGGCGCGGGCCCGAATCCTGCTCCAGCAAGGCCGAGCGGCGGTCTTCCGCAGGTTCCCGTTCGCGATCATCCTCAAGGATCGGGGCGACGTCCCCGCCGCGCGCGCGCATCGGATCAAGATCGATCCGGGATCGAAAACGACGGGCATCGCGGTCGTGCAGGAGGCGACCGGCCGAGTCGTCGCCGCGGTCGAGGTCGAGCACCGGGGCCGGGCGATCAAGGCCGCACTCGACTCGCGGAGGGCCCTCAGGCGGGGCCGGAGGGCCCGCGGGACGCGCTACCGCAAGCCCCGGTTCGATAACCGGACGCGGCGAGACGGCTGGCTCCCGCCGTCGCTCGAAAGCCGGATCTCGAACGTCCTGACGTGGGTCGCTCGGCTCCGGCGACTGGTCCCCGTCTCGGCGTTGTCTCAGGAGCTGGTCAAGTTCGACTTGCAGAAGCACGAGGACCCCGAGATCTCGGACATTGAATACCAGCAAGGTACCTTGGCCGGCTCCGAGTTGCGGGAGTACCTGCTGGAGAAGTGGCGGCGCACGTGCGCGTATTGCGGCAAGACCGACGTGCCGCTCCAAGTCGAGCACATCCACCCCAAAAGCCGGGGCGGATCCGACCGCGTCAGCAATCTGACCCTGGCGTGCGCGCCTTGCAACCGGCGCAAGGGGAATCGGCCTGTCGAGGACTTCCTGAAGAAAGACCCCGAGCGGCTGAAGCGGATCAAGGCCCAAGCCAAGGCCCCGCTTTGGGACGCCACGGCGGTCAACGCCACCCGGTGGGAGTTGTACCGCCGCCTCCAGGCGACCGGCCTGCCCGTCGAGTGCGGCTCGGGCGGCTGGACCAAGTTCAACCGCACGACGCACGGCCTGCCCAAGGCCCACTGGCTCGACGCGGCCTGCGTCGGGGCCAGCACACCCGAAGTGCTCGGCGTCGCAGGTGTCCGGCCCTTGCTGGTCAAGGCGTGCGGCCACGGCAAACGCCAACGCTGCGGGACCGACAAGCACGGATTCCCGATCCGGCACGCGCCGAGGAAGAAGTTCGAGAAGGGATTCCGGACCGGCGATATCGTCCGTGCCGTCATCCCGAAGGGGAAGTTCGCGGGTGTGCACGTCGGCCGGGTCGCGATCCGGTTCGGACAGAACTTCCAACTCGGGAAGGTGTCGGCACATCCGCGACACCTCCAGACTGTCCACCGTGCCGACGGGTATGCATATACATTCGGAGAAACATTCGTTCTCGTACAACAGGGAGCGGGCTCAAGCCCCCGGAAATCGCTTCCTCCACCGCCACTGAAGTGGCGTGGCATCCGCGGGCCAAAGCCCGGAATTTGGTGACCTGGGCCCTCGGCTCGCGCGCCCAGGAGGAGGTGGCCTCGTCGGGACCGTGCTGATCATCCGGGGCGAACGCCACCGGCGGCCGCCGATGGCCGGGCAAGATCTCGACTCCAGGATAGAGGAGGGCGTCATGAGATGTACCAACGTTGCGATCACGACCCTGGCGCTGACGGCCGCGGGGTTCGGTCTGTTCGTCGCCGTCGGGGCCAAGCCGCCGGGGGCGGACGGGGCGGAGCCTGCATCGGGGCCGGTCGCGACGGCGACGATCGACCTCAACGCCCGTGCGATCGATCTGACATATCCCTTCGGCGCGGACACGATCTACTGGCCGACCGACCCGCCCTTCCGCTGGGAGAAGCGCGCGTGGGGCAGGTCGCCCGGGGGCTACTGGTACGCCTCGGCGACCTACGGGGCCAGCGAGCACGGCGGGACCCATCTCGACAGCCCGATCCATTTCGGCGAGGGGCAGGCGACGGCCGACCAGATC